ATGAATCATATAATTTTACAAAGTCCACTTATTCTGCTCATGATGGGAAATTACCCAATAGTGATGAACGTGTAAAAATGGATGAGTGTTGGGTGAGAGCAGGCGGTCCATATTATCAAGAGATTAAAGATTCATATGAACTTGTTATTCAAAGATATGCAGCTGATCACCCAACATTTGCGGTAGACCGCACAACAGATTTTAGAATAAATCGGTATGGTGTTGGTGGTTTTATGAGCAATCATGCTGACTTAATTCATCATAGTCATGGACAGGAATATGGTTTTCCACAAGTGTCTGCACTTTTATATTTAAATGATGATTATGAGGGCGGTGAATTTTATGTAGCATGTAAAAAATTTCAACCAGAGAAGGGTTCAGCAATTATATTTCCTTCTAACTTTATGTTTCGTCATGAAGCATTAACTGTTACAAAAGGAACAAGATGGAGCATAGTGACATGGCTAATGTAAAGATAGAGAGAACAAAACTCTGGCCAACAAATATATATTGTTTTAATACTGATGTTAATATTCTACAACACCATGATAAAATGGAAACTGATCTTAAAGTTGATTTGAAAACAAATTATCGTGAAATAGAATCTGGTAAAGATGTTGGTTTCGGTATGTATCAGGGTAGAGATGATTTACAAAATCTTGAATCATTTAAACCATTTACAGAATTTGTTAAAAATATTTGTGGTGGTATCTTTAATCAAGAGGGTTATGAAAAACAAGAGGTTGAAGTCACTCAGATGTGGGCTAACCTTCAAGTGGATGGTAGTGTACACCCACCACATACACATGCTAATTCTCTTTTGTCTGGTGTATATTATCTTAAAGCAACGGACAATAGTTCTGGAACACAATTTTTTGATCCAAGAGCTCAAACAAAAGTTCTAAAACCAAGAAGGGCAAACGTAAATATGGAAAATAGCGGAGTTTGGCAAGTACCTTCTGCTACAGGAACAGGTGTTATATTTCCTTCTTGGTTACAACATTGGGTGCCATCAAATACAGATGAACGTATATCTCTATCTTGGAATACTATAATAAGAGGTGAATACGGCGAGCCGGGCACTTTACAAAATGCGAGTATCTAAAAAGAATGAAGCATATATTGTAATATCTGATTTGACACCCTCACAAAATCAGGAACTATCTGAGTTCTTTACTTTTGAGGTGCCGGGTGCTAAATTTATGCCCATGTACAAAAATCGTATGTGGGATGGAAAGATACGTCTGTTTAGTCCTGCTTCTGGTGAAATATATTATGGGTTATTGTACTATGTAAAAGAATTTTGTTCAAGAAACAAGATTGAATATATAGTAGAAGAAGGAGTAGAAAATGAGCGGGATGTTGTTCATCAAGTTGTTAGAGATTTCATCAGATCACTTCGACCCAAATCCAAAGGGAAGTCGCTCAAAGTGCGTGACTACCAGATTAACGCAGTACATCATGCCTTGTCCCGAAATCGTGCTTTACTTGTTAGTCCTACTGCTTCTGGTAAGTCGTTAATAATATATTCTCTTGTTCGTTATTATCAAATGGCAGGGGAGAAAATATTAATTCTTGTTCCCACTACATCTTTGGTGGAACAAATGTACTCTGATTTTGAAGACTATGGGTGGAGCTCTGGTACATATTGTCAAAAGATATATCAGGGCCATGATCGTAAAGTAACCAAGGACGTTGTGATATCGACTTGGCAATCTATCTATAAAATGCCTAGAAAATATTTTGAAGATTTTGGTTGTGTAATTGGTGATGAAGCTCACTTGTTTAAAGCAAAATCTCTCACTGGTATTATGACAAAATTACATCAATGTAAATATCGATTTGGTTTAACTGGTACGTTGGATGGAACACAAACACACAGACTTGTTTTAGAAGGATTGTTTGGCCCGGCGGAAAAAGTAGTATCGACTAAAGAACTTATTGATAAAAAAACACTTGCAAATTTAAAAATAAAGTGTATAATATTAAAACATAGTAACATAAGGGAAAGGATGACTTATGCTGAAGAACTTCAATATATTGTCGGAAATGAAAAAAGAAATAAGTTTATTAGTGACCTGTTACTACACCTTAATGGTAACACTTTGTGTCTATTCCAACTTGTAGAAAAACACGGTAAAGTATTATATGATTCTGTAAATGAAGCTGCAAAAGATAGAAAAGTCTTTTTTGTTTATGGTGGTGTGGATAGCTTAGAGAGAGAAAGAATAAGAGGTATTGTTGAAGATGAAAAGGATGCCATTATCATTGCATCGTATGGCACTTTTAGTACTGGTATTAATATTCGCAACATTAATAACATCGTGTTTGCCTCGCCCTCAAAATCTAAAATTAGAGTCTTGCAGTCTGTCGGAAGAGGCTTGCGTAGGTCTGAAAGCAAAATGGATGTTCGATTGTTTGATTTGTCCGATGATTTCAAACAAGGGTCAAGACAAAACTACACTCTCTCCCACTTCACAGAACGACTAAATATTTACAATGAAGAACAATTTAACTACGAAATTAGCAAGGTAAAATTAAAATGAATACTGATTACAAAATTATCAAACTAGTAAATGGCGAAAACATTGTTTGTGTTGTCGATCAATCTTCTTTTGATGATGGTTATGAAATTAGCTTTCCTTTACAGATAAAGACTTACCCTGTTATGACCAAAAAAGGCCCAGTTGAACAATGCAACTTGTCAAGGTGGGTGCAACCGTTCACTGAGGAATCATTTTTTCATATAAAACCTTCTGACATTATTTTAATTGCAGAAGCTTCCCCCGGCATTGCCGCTTATTATGAACAGGTATTAAGACTTATTAATAAGTGGGATGATGAAGATATGCAAAAATTTGAAAACGATATGAACGAACCTGATTCAAAAGAAATGCATTTTGAATTTGAAGAAGAAATTGCTGCTGAAGAAGAGATGGAAGACGCAGAACTATATGAACATAGATTAAGTAAAGCAATTCATTAACCCATAACATAGTTAAGATAATCCATTTTTAAAGTAAAGTCAAGTCCCTTTTGTCCCTTGACAAATTTATAATTATGAGGTATAGTGAACTCTGTAATTTTAGGAGAACCAAATGGCCAAGGCGAAAGGTAAACATTATGTCGATAATAAAAAGTTTTTATCGGCAATGATTGAATGGAAAGAAAAGTGTGAAATAGCAGAACAAAATGATAAACAGATACCACCTGTAACTAATTACATTGGGGAATGTTTTTTAAAGATTGCAACACACCTTTCCTATAGACCAAATTTTATAAATTATACATATCGTGATGATATGATATCTGATGGCATCGAAAATTGTTTACAGTATGTTCGTAATTTCAATCCAGAGAAATCTAATAATCCATTTGCATATTTTACGCAAATTATATATTATGCATTTTTGCGAAGGATTGCAAAGGAGAAAAAACAAAGCCACGTTAAAAATAAATCAATTGAGAAAAATGCTTATGAGTCATATGTTACCATGCCCGGCGATGATACTGTTTATAATGTGTCAGGGTTTGATGCAAATCTCCTATTGCCTGATGAGGATGTATATAAACCCAAGAAGAAAAATACACCCAAGTCTAAAGGATTAGATAATTTTATGGATAAAGATTTAGATAAAGTTGCTAAAAGGGGCGAAGAGCGTTGAAGATTGCGATAGTAACCGATACCCATTTTGGTGCCAGAAACGATAATCAAAATTTCAATGAATATTTCTATAAATTTTATGAGAACATTTTTTTCCCTACGTTGAAAGAACGTGGAATTAAAACCTGTGTTCACATGGGAGATGTTGTTGATCGGCGCAAATTTATTTCATATAGAATTGCTAATGATTTTCGTAAGCGTTTTATCAGTAAATTTCAACAGGATAAAATCAACTTACATATTATCATAGGCAACCATGACACTTATTATAAGAATACTAATGAAGTAAATTCTATGGAAGAACTTGTTGGGCAGGACAGGTTTAAGATTTATACAAATCCAGAAGTAGTAGAGTTTGATGACGTTCCGATTCAGTTTATCCCTTGGATTAACTCTGGTAACTATGATGAATCTATGGCAGCATTATCACGTTCTCCGGCTGAGATTGCTATGGGTCATCTAGAGATTGATGGTTTTGAAATGCATAAGGGTGGCCACAGACACGAAGGTTCCTATAATACAGAGATGTTTAACAGATTTGATATTGTGATGAGTGGTCATTTTCACCACAAGTCAGATAATGGTCATGTCTACTACCTTGGCACACCATATGAGATTTACTGGAATGACTGGCAAGACCCCAAGGGTTTTCATATCTTTGACACAGAAACAAGAGAACTAGAACGTATTGTAAATCCATATACTTTGTTTGAAAAGATTTACTATGATGACATAAGTATTGATTATAGTAAACATGACTTTGGTAAGTATAAAGAAAAGTATGTAAAGTTAGTTGTTGTCAATAAAAAAGACTTTTATGGGTTTGACCAGTTTGTTGATAAGTTATTGAAAGCAGATGCACACGAAGTAAAAATTATAGAGGACTTCTCTGATCTAGATGCTGAAAATGTATCTGATGATATTGTAGAGAATACCGAAGATACGATGACGTTACTAAGTAAGTATATCGATGAATTAGATGTTGATTTAGAAAAAGATAGACTGAAAAATAAAATGCGAGAGCTGTATACAGAGGCACAGGATTTAGAACTTTGATAA